CCGGCGAACCCTACCCTGGGTACGATCCGCTATAACTCCACAACTGGGTTCATGGAAACGTATACAGCGACGGGGTGGGCCCCCATCACCCAACCACCAACGATCACAGGTATTTCACCAACAACTATAGTTTCTAGTGGTGGGGTGGTGTCTGGATGGTCTCAACAGAAGATTGTAGCGAGCGTGAATTCATGGGGCAACTCGAGCGACCAGTTCGGTTCTAGCGTCGCCATGAGCTCGGACGGGACGAGGGTTATCGTGGGTGCACCCTATGAGGACTCAATCACCAACGCCGGTGCCGCTTATATCTTCACCTACAATGAATCGACGTCGACATGGACCGAAGAAGCGAAGCTTTTGTCATCGGACCTAGCGGGGAGTGATAAGTTAGGCAGCGCCGTCTCCATCACAGGGGACGGGACCCGTGTCATAGTTGGGGCGTATGGGGAGGACGTGGGTGGGAACAGCGCCGGTGCCGCCTATATCTTCGTCTATAGTGGTGGATCTTGGTCACAAGAAGCGAAGCTTATGGCATCAGACGCATATGCGAATGACGAGTTCGGCAGCACCGTCTCCATCTCAGGGGATGGGACGAAGGTTATCGTGGGGGCGATGAAGGAGGACTATAGTACAGACCAGGGTGCCGTCTATATCTTCACACGAGGTCCGTATCAAGTGACATGGACCGAACAAATCAAATTGCGGGCATCAGACGGGACTACAAACGACTATTTCGGTTGTAGCGTCGCCATAAATGGGGACGGGACGAAGATTATCGTGGGGGCGTCGCAAATATTCGCGTATTCGGACCAGGGTGCCGCCTATATCTTCACCTACAGTGGTGGATCTTGGACCGAACAAATCAAATTGCAGGCATCAGACGGGCAATCGGATGACTATTTCGGTAAGCAAGTCGCCATGAGCGGGGACGGGACGAAGGTTATCGTGGGGGCGCAAAATCATGACACGGGTGGTTCCAACGCCGGGTCCGCCTATATCTTCACCTACAGTGGTGGGTCGTGGTCCCAAGAACCGAAGATTCAGGCATCAGACATAGAGGCGAATGACCGGTTCGGTGAAGGTGGTGTCGCTATTAATGGGGACGGGACGAAGGTTATCGTTGGGGCGACCTCGGAGGACACGAATGGTTCCAACGCCGGGGCCGTCTATATATTCGGCTACAATGAATCGACGTCGACGTGGTCTCAGGAAGCCGTGTTTCGAGGCGAAGCGGCAAGCGACGAGATCTCGGACGATTTCGGCGTCGCCATTAATGGGGACGGGACGAAGATTATCCATGGATCAAAAAAACACAATTCTTACATTGGTGCCGCCTATATCGCCACCTACAACGAGAATCAGATCTTTGATTCGGTAACCCAGGTATACACGGCTACGGGTGGGGGTATTGTCGTTGGATCGACGATACAATTACAAGGTGCAGATGGAACCCTATACAACGTTGTCGATGCGACCACCCCGAACGCTGCTGGGACACAAATGACCTTCAAAATGGGGGCACCAAATTTAAACCCCGGTTCGGAAGTGGTCACAGAGTTTCCACCTAGTGCGATGAGCAGCGATACTTCGATCGCGGGGTACGTAGCGAGTCAATCTTGGACTGGGGAAAATTACCCCTTTCGGGCCTTTAATGACTCCTTTGGGTCGTACGCTTTGATGGGAGGCTCAGGAACGACCACCGGGTATCAATCAAACGGATCAGGTCCGTATGTAGCGGCTCCGTACGCTCCATCAACTCAAGATATAAGTGGAACATCACATTTAGGTCAGTGGATACAATTGCAAATACCCAACCCAGTTAAACTAACTCGTGCTGTAATAGGCTCGAGCACGCCAAATTATCAACATGGACAATTTGTTATATTAGGGAGCAACGACAATACAAATTGGACGCCGCTTCATGCTGGCACTCAAGATACCTTAAACTCACCGTCGACTAGTTATAGTGGTGGTACAAATGTCACAACACTATCCGCAGGCTCACTTGAAGCTTTCATTTATTTTAGAGTAGTAATAAAGTCAAAATACAATAGTGGCAGTAATAATGTTCGGCTTGATAATATACAATTTTTTGGTGTAGTATCGGGTGGTAATGCAGATTCGTGGGTTCTCGCAAATCAACCGTATAAACTTAAAATTAATTCCGCCTCAGGTCTATCAGGGATCAGTACTGTCTCGATTGGGTTACCTGTTGGGTGGACCTCACCCGCGGCTGGTGCGAACCTGAGCTTCGATACTACTTCGACCACGACCCACACACTCGTAGGTACAGATGGTGGTGGTGGTACCAATAGGAAGTTCGAGGTAGCACCTTCGAGTCCCGGATTACCATCGGGTCTCACCCTTACGGAGAGTGGTGTGATATCAGGTACAATTACTAATTTGGGTACGACGAATGTAACATTCCGGTTGACCGATATTGGTAGTGGACAGTTCACAGATAGAGTAATCAATATCAAGGGGGTTGATGAATTGTACACCCTTGGACCAAATCCGTTCACGTTCACGAATGCGGGACTTTATGGGAGGACTGGTCCTACGTTCGCCCAAATGAAAGATGCATACGGTGTTTCCGGTTGGTGGCGGACAACAGCCAACTTTGACGAAATATCTGGGAAACAGGGGTTCCAACTCTGGACTGTTCCTTCGACCGGAACGTACACGATTGAAGCAAGGGGGGCACAAGGGGGGCTTGATCTCTCAGGGTATAATTACTCGACGGACACTGCACCAGGTAACGGTGCAATTGTAAAGGCAACATTTGCCCTGACAAAAGGGGTAAAATTAGTTTTGATTGTTGCACAGTCTCCACCCCGTGGGCAGTCCTACCCCTCTGGTCTTGGGGGTGGGGGTGCTTCTTGGGTTCTCAAACCTGGTGCATTCACAGCCAATAATGATGTATATCTGGTTGCAGGTGGTGGTGGTGGGGCGGGTTCCTCTAATTATGCTATTACGGATAACCCGGCTGGATCCGCCAATGGGGCAGTACAGGGAATTTTAGGGGCTGGTGGGGCGGCCAGTGGCTCAGTTCGTTCTCCGGGTGGTGGGGCTGGGTGGACGTCTAACGGTACCGCGGGCTCTGCGGCGGGTAGCGGGTCACCTTATTATTATGGTTTAAAGCCCTCAAATGGAGCCTTAGGGGGGGATACCAACAACCCGTCGTACGGCAGCTATTACAGCGATGGGGGGTTTGGTGGTGGGGCGTCGAATGGAGGGGAGGCTAGTGGTGGGGGTGGGGGAGCCAGTGGAGGACGTGGTGCAACCAGCTACCAAAAGGGTGATTCACTTGGTGGTACATCCTATATCATGCCCAATGGTACGGATGGTGCGACCGTTACAGATCGTACGTTCTCGGGTAATCACGAAGGAGTACATGGTGTAATTATTATAACACAAAATTAATATCGGGGTAGAATATATGCTCACCCTAGCTTTAGAAATTATAGCCCCAGGTGTGCCTTATACATCTGACGGCACCACATGGGAGAGTGTGGTTTTTGGGGAGACGACTTTGGTAAAACCTAGTCACAATATATATGAAGAAGTGGTCTACAGACTCGAAAATGTCGAGGCGATCAAAAAGTTGCGGGAAGAGCGGAACGCTCTCCTCGACCAGAGTGATAAGTACGTAACCCCAGATTACCCACACAGACTCGAACTGGATATCCAGAACTGGAAGGACTACCGCCGAGCCCTAAGGGACTTGCCTCGTACGGCTCGACCAACTTTAGACGCGGACGGAAACCTCACGGGTGTTGTGTGGCCCGCCGTCCCGACTTCGTAAACCCTCGTTCCAATCAACAAAAAAAACAAACTTTACAAACTGAACAGAGTTTCTAAGGTCTGTCCCGTATCAAATAAAACCCAGTGGGTTTTGGACGTTTAAAAAAACCTCCCCAAATAGTAGAGGTGAACATGCCGATATACACACCCACCGGGTTTCTCGACATTACGAACGCGACACTCAGAACATCGAATCTGGAGGC